ACAATATCCTGTGTTTCAACAACTATTACTGAAGTTACTTTTTATTATGGAACAACCCTTAGTACTGCTACAACGGTTAATGGAACTGTGACATTTAATTTAGGACAAGATGCTACTGGAGTATATGTTAAAATTGATACTGGAACAAATATTGTTGTATCTTTAGAAAAAACTGCAAATTCAGTTTCTGCTACAGGGGTTAGTGGAACTTTAGATACTGTAAATACTACTAGTACTTATAATACAACTGGAGCACTTTATATAGTATGTGTAGGCGGAGGCGGAGGCGGCGGCAGAGGTCCAAGTCTTAACGGTGGACCTGGTGGCGGAGGCGGCGGAAGCGGAGGAATTAGTTCTGGCTTTATTTATACTAACAATGCCACTAGCGTAACCATTGGTAGTGGTGGTACTAATACTGCTGCTGGTGGTCACGGTAATACTGGCGGAAGTACTTCTTTTGGTAATTATTTTTCTGCAACTGGGGGTCAAGGTGGTGGAAGTTATAGTAATAGTTCTGTTGGAGGTAGTGGTGGTTCACCATATGGTATAAATGGTACTGCAGGTGATTATGGAATTACCACAGCAACTGGTGTTTATACTGCAGTTGTAGGAAACACAACAAAAAATATTAGTGGAGGCACTGGTGGCTCTATTCAATCTGTTACTGGAATTCTTGGTTGTTGATGGCGGAAATGCTGCTGGAGTTGGTTCTGGTGGTGGAGGTGGTGCAGCCACTGGCAATATTAATGGTATAAGTCTTGGTGGAAATGGTTCTGCTGGCGTAGTTTATGTACTTCGTGGTTTTTAGTGTATACTTTATAGTATAACAATGGGGGAAAAATGAAAATAGTTTTTACAAATACTGTAGGTCATAATATAGAAGAGCCAAAACCTGCTAGCAAATTTATTCCAGAATGGTATAAAAATACAAAATCATATATAAATGATGAAAAGAAGCCAGTAGGCGACGGTACAACAGCAGCAACCATTAAACGCTGTATGCCAGTATTAGATGCTATTACTGGTGGGTATATTATTACACTACCCGCAGATGTTTATGTAAGTTTAAGAGATAATGACAAGGGCGAAAAAGAACAATTTTTTGAGTGGTCTAGTTTAGGATTAATAAGTTTTCATCCAATAGTTCAGGCTCCAGAGCATCCTTCTGTAAAACCATATGCATATCCAAAATTTAATAACCCATGGGCAATTAAAACTCCAAAAGGATACTCAACACTATTTGTACAACCATTTCACAGGGAATCAGTTTTTACCATTCTTCCAGGAATTGTAGATACAGATATTTATACTGCTCCAGTAAATTTTCCATTTGTTGTAAATGATCCAAATTTCGAGGGGCTTATAAAACAAGGAACCCCTATGGCACAAGTAATACCAATAAAACGTGATGAGTGGGTTATGGGTATAGGGGATAGCGAGTATCTTATTGAACAAAATAAGATAACTCAAAAATTGCAAACAAGGTTTTTCGATAGATACAAAAATATGTTTTGGGATAAAAAAGAATATAGATAAAAATGTGTTATAATATATTCATACGACCTAGAGGAGGTAGTAATTAATGGCTACAACATCAAAGGCTCTGGCTAGAACAGCAGCAGCAACATCAAGCACAACACTATACACAGTTCCATCATCAACAACAGCGGTAGTTACAAATATAGTAGTAACAAACTCAGCAGCATCATCAGCAACTTTTACAATCACTCTTGACGAAGTTGATTTGTTTAAAGATGCAACAATTGCCGCTAACACAACTGCAGCATTTGACCTAAAGCAGGTTCTTGCAACTACAAAAATTATTGCAGGATTAGCAAGCGCTACAACTGTTAAATTCCATATCAGTGGCGTTGAAATAGCATAATATAACTGTAAATAAAGATACCCCCAAGGATTATTCCAAGGGGGTATTTTTTATTTAATTTTTAGGACTTACAAGGATACTTGCTGTACCATTCTTGGTACCGTGGTCCGTTCACAGAACTCCATGCTGACCAATCTTTACCACCCTTAGTCATGTGAAATGTAATTTTTGAATTAGTAACTGGGTTAAATAATTCAACGTTAGAGTCAAGATCGAATTTTTCTCTACGATCAGGACCCAGTTTTCCTATCATGTTTATTTGAAATACTCCATAAGAACTGTCTCCAGTCTCTGAGTTGCCATTAAAAGCAAAAGGTCTTCCATTAGATTCAGCCTTTGCAATTGCACATGCTGATCTTAATGCATTACCTTTAAAACCTATAGCCTTTAACAGATCTACTAACTGCCCATCAGTCAATTTATGAGCATTTTCATATTTTTTTAATATTTTATCCTTAGAAACCAGAAAAGCCCCTTGAGGGGCTGGAACGACTTCTAAAGACTGTTTAGTCAATAAATTATTATCTAAAGCATTAGCAGAATTGCTAAAAGGCGCAACCAAGCCAACGATAGATAGTAACCCCAACCAAACCTTCTTTTCAATGTTTCTCATTAGTGTTACCTCCTTAGAAACAAAAACTACCTTTCGGTAGTGTATTAATTATAACATGATTTGATGAATTGAGTCAAGTTTATCAATACCGTCGCATATTTTATTAAAAATATACTATCATCAAGTGGTATAATAATAAGATTATGGCAACAGGTGCAACCGCAAATTATGATCTTCCTTATCCGCTCTCTAGCGATCCAGTAGATATCCATGGAGATTTACAGGATTTAGCAGAGCAAATTGAACTTATCTTACCTAATCTTGTAAATCATACAATAGAGGTTAGAAATATAAGCGGTGCAACAATTGCAAAAGCAACACCAGTTTATGTGACTGGATTTAATACAAAAACAACAATTGGAAAATGTGACTCTGATAATCTTGCTACATTCCCAGTATTAGGATTAACAAGTTCTGCAATTGGAAATAACTCAGATGGTGTTGTTACTATCTCTGGAGTAATTCTTGATGCAAATACAACTTCTTTTACCGCTGGAAATATTCTTTATGTTGCAGATGGTGGAGGATTAACAGCAACACAACCAGCAACTGGTTCTGGTGCGGTAGCAATAGTAGGAAAGGCTAACGCAACAACTGGAATATTAATTGTTGGTCAGCCAAAAGGCAACGGCACATGGGGATCACTGAAAGCAGGTTTATCATAATGGCAACACTAAGATCACAACAACAAGAATCTTATTTAGTTGGTTTAAAACCACCAGAGGTTAGTTGGACGGTAGTTAGAGGAGACACAGCAGCATTTAGAGTATATGTAACAGACGACAATAAAGATCCATTAGTTATTGAAGACTGGACAATTGCAATGGAAATTAAAAGACCAAATACTAAACCTGGAGAGTTTACAGATGACGCAGAGTTAATTGTAGAGTTAGCACCTGCTCCAACAGCAACAGATGGAGATGGAGAATTTACAGTTTCACTATCTGCAAATGATTCAGTTCTATTAGAAACTGGTGACATTTTTGATATTGAGTTAAGTGATGAAAGTAGGGTTTGGACGGTAGCCAGAGGAACAATGGTTATCATTGAAGACGTAACAAATAGTGAGTCGTAATGGCTTTAGCAATAATCATTGACGAAACAACACAAAGAACTAAAAAGGTTGATGCAGTAGATTATCCAATTGCAAGAATTATTCCAGTAAGTCTTGGTATAAAGATTAATGAGGTTTTGCCTTTTAGAATTAGATTTAGCACGATTGGAATACCATCCTCATACTCTGGAGTACCTGCAATTCCGCTTCAGATTATTGGAATTAATAATTATATTCTTTAATAATGTGATATAATTTCATCATGGCAAGAACATCACTCTCAGCAGTCAAAGCATTATTTCAAACTGGCGACAGACCAACCCAGGGCAATTACGAAGATTTAATCGATACCGCTTCTGCTCAAGCAACAGATTTGGGAAGTTACGGTAATAACGAATCAACAATTAACGGTATTGAAAACTCAACCGTGTTTGATAACTTTACAGCAAGTGAGTGGAGATCAATGAAATATATGATCTCATTAAAAAAGACTTCTGGAGGCGCAAATAAATATTACGCCACAGAGATGAACATATTGATTGACGGATCGGATATTTCTGTCAGCGAATATGCAACGATAGACAATGATGGGAATATTGGCACCATCTCTGTTTCAAGGGCAGGAGACACAGTTTCACTAACTGTTGTTCCAGTGGTAGGACAAACCCCAATAACTCTACGTTATATGCGTTTAGGGTTAAAGGCTTAACC